CTACGCCAAAATATTCGCGCCCAAAGTGCATAATGTAAGCTTTAAATACTTCGGCTTGGTTTTTACTGGCCGAAAGGAATATTTGGTTATCGCCGGTTAAAATCGCGTTTTCTAACGCTTCCCAGGCAAAATAGTAGGTGGCGCCAATCTGGCGGCTTTTCAAAATAAAACGTATACGCTCTACTAGGTGGTCGTACCAGTTTTGCTGGTAGTCAAAAAACAATTCCTTCCTTACCGCTTCCAGCTCTTCGGCGGTTACCTGGCTTAAATCGTTTTTAACCTTGCCGTTTTTTTTCGTGCTTTCACCGCTACCGTTTTCGGCCCTGGCGGCTAGCGCTTTTTCCTTTACGGCGCGGGCCTTTTTAATTTCCACCCCGGCCATTTGTTCTAGCAGGTTGCCAAGCTTTGTTAGCTCTTTATAGTCGGCATCTGTTTTATTTGGCTTCTCAACTAACGCAATAATTTTGCGTGATGTGGCTTGTTCTACGGTTTCGTGGCTAACCAGGTTCTCCCATTCGCCAGCCTTGGCCCACTGGTAAACAACCCTTTCCGAATTTAGGTTTAATTCGTCTTTTATATTGCGCACAGAGCAGCGGCGCAAATACATAAGCTTTGCGGCGTCTTTTATTTCGGGAGCGTAAGTGGTGGCCATGTGCGCATTCTAGGGGGCGCGGGCTATAAAGTGGGGTTGTTCTATTCCTGTAATTTCCTGTTTTTTAAATACAGGAAACCTTAGAACCAAAACCCTTTGAGCCAATAAAAAACCCGGCGTATTGTTGCGGCACTTAAAGCCTACACGGCAACCAATACAGAATTAAAAATAATTAACCACAGGGTTTTTGGCATGGCGCGAAAATTAAAAACAGGTTGGATAGTCCTGGCAACAAGCGGCCCTGTGGTGCATGGAGCGGAAGACGGCCGCGAAGTGAAAAAAGAATGGCTAGAGGACATGGCCGAAACCTTTAACGCCAAAGTGTTTACCCCCAAAATGTGGTTCGACCACCGCCGCTACTTTACGGGCGGCAACGTTGTTGCCGTAAAGCTTGAACCAGCTACAGAACCAGAATTAAAAGGTGAGGTTCAACTGTTTGGCATTTTGGCCCCGAACGACGCACTAATAAACGCCAACCGGTACGGGGAATATACCTTTCCTTCTATTGAGGTCGGTGAAGATTATAGAGGTACAGGCAAGTTTTTCTTAAAGGGGTTAGGCGTTACTGATCAACCCGCCAGCGCTGGCGTTACAGAGCTTAACTTTTCCCAGGGTGACAAAAACGAAAAAGCTCATTTACTACAGGGCGAACAATTCAACCTGGCCGACGCCTGCGACAAAGAAGAAAAAGAAAACCCCGGCCTGGTAAAGCATCTTTTTAAAACCTTTCTAGCCGACAGTACACCACCAGCCCCCCAGGACGAGGACGACATGAACGAAAAACAATTCAACGAATTTAAAAGCGAAATTGTAACCGCAATTTCGGGCGCCTTTACTGAACAGAATACCGCGTTTAGTACCATTTCAGCCAAGCTGGAAGCGCAAGCCGCCGCCCCGAATTCTAGCGAAAACGGCAACGACGAAGAAGAGGCCGCCAGCGTATCGGCCGCCGACTTTTCAGCGCTGCAAGAAAACTTTGATACCCTGAGAACACAGTTTAATGCGCTGCTAAATACACCGGTAGGCGGTACGTCAACCGACGAAAACACCGGCAGCGAAGCCGAAGAAGAAACCATTTAATCGTTTAATTTAGCTTTAACGGTAAACGCTACAGAATTCAGTAAAACGGGATTTATTATTATGCACGAACATACGAGACTTGTTTTTAATCAACTGCTGGGCGCATTGGCGAAAACCTACGGCGTTTCAGATACCTCCAAACTGTTTGCCGCTACGCCTACCGTAGAGCAAAAGCTTGTAGACAAAATAGAAGAGTCATCCGACTTTTTGAAAAAAATTAATGTTACCCCCGTGCGTGATATGAAAGGCGAAAAAGTAATTGGTGGCGTGCCTGGCCATATCGGTAAGCGAACCGACACCACCGCAAATGACCGCGTACCCACTGACGCGCTCCAGTTAGATTCTTCTGGTTATGAGCTTTTCAAAACGGAATACGATGTTTTGTTACGTTACACAACCATTGATTCCTGGTCGAAATTCCCAGATTTTAAAGACCGGTTTTTACGGTATGTGCGCGAAGCCATAGCGGCTTCACGACTAACCACAGGCTGGTACGGTGAGAGTGTCCAGAGCGTTACCAACATTGCGGTAAACCCAAACGGTGAAGACTTGCACAAGGGTTGGTTTCAGATTTTACGTGAACACAACGCGGGCGCCCAGTTCTTAACCGAAGGTAGCGTGGGCGGTCAAATTCGGCTAGGCGGAGCAGGCGACTACGCCAACCTAGACGATATGGTTAACGACATTAAACGCATGTTGCCGGTGCAGTACCGCAACCGAAAAGATTTAGTTGCCTATGTTGGTTCGGATCTTTTGGGTGAAGATAAAGCCGCGCTTTATAAATCCCAGGGAGACACACCCACAGAAAAAGAGCGCATCAGTGCAGCCGTAAAAGAATACGGCGGTTTACCGGCCGAAACACCCGACCGTTTTCCCGAGCGCGGCCTAATGGTTACTACGCCCAGAAATTTTAGCATCTATTACCAGACGGGCCATGTACGCCAAAAAATTGAAGACAATGCCAAGCGTGAACAGGTAGAGCATTACAACACGCTAAACGAAGCCTACGTTTTAGAAGTTGAAGACATGGCAGCCGGTGTTGAGTTCAAAAATGTAGTGGTGTGGAACGGCACCGCATTCGAATAACTCTCCCTATTAGCCGGGCGTAATGCCTGGCTCTTTTTCCTTTATTACACCGGGGTAATTAAAAAATGAGCCTAGCAAAAAAACATAGAGAACGCTGTTTGGCAAAAGTACAAAAAAGCAAAGCGCTAGAATTTGAAAAAAGCGAAGCCAAAGCGAAGGCCAAAGGCAGCATTAAACCCAAAGGCCCCAAAAACTACGCGGGCACGGTTACAGGTGCGCGCCTAGATAGCGACTTGGCCATACTGCGTTCTATAGCCGATATTCCCGCGCGCATTGAGCACAAGCGCAACGTGCTAGTGCCTACCTATTTACCCCTGGTAACTGCCTACGCCGAAAGCGGCGAAAACGCACCCAACGACATGTTGGTAAACGTTGTTATTTGGCTATTGGATATTGGCGACATAGACCGCGCGTTACCGCTGGCCATGCTTGCCATAGACCAGGGCCAAGCAATGCCCGAGCGTTTTAAC